TAACGCGAAGATCGCATCTATGCTGGGTTCATCAAGCAGCAGCCCAGTGTTGCGGTCGAACACAAGACCGAGAAAACCTCCGAGGAATCGGGGGAGCTCTCCTGTTCTGCCTTTCTTGCGAAAGGACAAGAACAGACTGCGGTCCACCCACCCTTGGTCTAGACCTTTTTGGAGGTCTTTGCCGAAAGTGGGGAGGGTTATCGTTAGAAACGATAACCCCTCATGTTCGATCCGATCCATGACGTATTCTAAGTCATGGATGGTGCTTGTGCGACACAGATCCCCCAATTCTTGGAGGATCTCACGGACTAGAGACATCAGGCTTTTCATGCCTCCCCCTTCCGAGGGTGTTGCATCCCTAGCCATGTGTCTCTGATCCTGTTACGACTGAGTTACCTCAATCGCCATCATCAGAACTCTCAGATCGCTAGATCTGTTGGGCGATTAGCCCAGAGTTCAAGGAACCAGACGCCCTCGTGATCGTGTCTGCTAGACCGAACACGAAGTCCGTCTTCTCCGAGGATGTGAATCCCAGGAGAGGAGTGTCCAGCGTGATGAACGCTGAAGCACTCACAGGGAAGCTTCGGCCCGTAGCATACGGGTCCGAAACAACCTTGTTCCAGTTGAGTCGGAACTGATCACGCTGTCGCTTCCCCACGAAGTGGGAAATCAGCAGCTGATACGCCCCGGTCGAGGACTCCGTGTAAACGGAGCTCGCGCCCGAGATGTTCGTTCGAGAGAACGACTTTGACGTTCCGGCCAACGTGATGGTAAGAGGATCGGAGAACATGGCATCTCTTGTCTGTGTGGTTCGCCTCTCTGGATCTCAGAGAGACGTCTGCTATCCACAGCATAGCGAGTAGGCAACCCGCTAAAACTGTGAGTAGCGTGATCGTCGTCAATCTTTGTATGATTGACGCGCTCACTTCAGCCCCCTGGTTAAACCCAGGGCGCCGATGATGGACAACTGACCGGGACTTAGAGTCCCGGGGTTGATCCCGAACCCGTAAGGCGTCGCCTTAATTCGGGTCTTCACTTCAGAAGTGAAGATCTGAATCAGCGGGCCGAGAGCGCGGCCACCGGCCACGAGACCCTCGAGAACCCAGGTATCCTCTATCACTTCATGTGACATGAGGTAGCCTCGGTTCATGACGAGACCATCCTTCGAGAAACTGGATAGGTTGGACATGACGTCCCCCACATCCAGAAACCAGTCGGAGGCCCAACTCCAGGGTAGAAGTTCCCAGAGGACGGCGGGAGTTATCTCCACGCCACCTAGCTTGTCAGCTAGGTCTATATGAGACTTGATCTTCGCATACATGTCTTGCGACTGTAGCGGGACCTTGTACTCATACACGCCCTCAAACCACATTCGTAGGAATCTCCTACGAGTGACGGTTCTTCGTCCCTGAGAATTCCCTGAGGAACCGCCCGGTCCGTAGTAGATGTTAGACTGCATTGCGGGGTAACCAGAGGTTACATCGCGCAGAATAACTTCTTCGGACTGGACGGGGAAGTAGTCATAGCGTCGGAAAACAGGTTTTCCGGCACCTGCAAGAAACTCAGAGATAAGCTCATCAGCTTTCTCTGTAGCTTCGCGCATCTTCCCGATATCGGAGAGAAAAGGCTTGATGCCAAACTGCAAGTTCAGCCATTCATCACCGGAGCCCCGAAGGGCCCCCTTGATGCCTGACTTACGAGCTTGCTGAATGACACTCTTGCCCACCATGGAGGGTAAACCTTCACGGAGCTCTCCCAGGAATTGCGCCAGGTTTGCTATTGGATTGTTCGGAACAGTCTTGGCGATGGCGTGTGTGCCTGCTGCCACAAGGATCGAGAGATCCTGTGGGTTAACAGTCGGCCAATACGTGTTTACATTGGCACCGTTTCCTCCCGTAGGGAAGATCGGACCCATGTAATCGCTGCCAAGACCTCCTAAGAATGGCCGATAATACCCGGTGTTATCCAGGTTGTTATCGTACCGATTCCTAGTGGTCATAAAATGACCTCCGAGATCCAGACTCAGGATCTTTCTACGGAGATCCTTAGAGATATT